ATTTCCTGAAAGGGAGTATGACGAACAAGGTTTCGCCATACAGGATCTTCCTTATGAACGTAAGAAAGGAACACTCCATGTCAATGAAGATTTCTCTCTAATGGAGTTCTTTTCTTCTGATGTAAATCAGAAAGAGTTTGAGAGACAACTGAAAACCATCTGGAGAGTGGTTCAGTCCATGAGGGTCTACTTCAGTAGGTATGACACTCCTCCTCGTCTGGGTCTGTCTGGAACTCCTCTGAATGAATCTATTGTGGCTCTTCGACAGTTGATTCCTCTTCTTCAGAAACAGTGGGGTGTTGAGAAACTTCAGTGTATTATGATGACTGATGGTGAATCTAATCATCTTATCGCAGACCGTTGGTTGGAACCTCAGGATCGTATAGGTCAGATCCATACAGAGGGACGTTGGTCAACTCGTCGTTTGAATTGTACTTCTGATTTCCTCCGTAACCATAAGACAGGTCTTACTTACAAAGTTCCTATGAAGTGGTGGAGTTTTACTGAGTGCCTCCTCAAATCTCTTAAGAGTGAGTTTCCTCAGGTGAACTTCATTGGTATCCGTCTCCTTGATGGTCGTGATGCAAATTCATTCATCCGTCGTCACTATGAGTTTGATGCAGAAGGTTGGATGCGGGTGACTAAAGAGTGGAAGAAGGACAAGAGTTTCACCATTGATTGTGCTGGATATGACTCTTACTTTGGCATCTCCACTCAAAGTCTGTCTAACAATTCAGTCTTTGATGTTGATGAAGGTGCAACCAAAGCCAAGATCAAGTCTGCATTCATTAAGTCTCTGAAGACCAAAAAACTAAATAAGAAAGTTCTAAATGAGTTTGTTGAACTCATTGCCTGACCACTTTCTAAACTGTCCACTACCCATTCTGGGTTGACCAGAATGGGTTATACTATAAGAGTCAAACAAACACATCACTGAAATGACACTGTCCACTGAATATATCGTCTCTTCTCTTCAAAACCTTTATGGTGAGAATGTGACAACTGGTGATGTTCGTGCATGGTGTGCAATGAATGGGACTACATACAATACCATCAGTAAGAAACTAGAAGAATATAAAGTTGGTCGTGGTAAGTGGAACCTGACTGTTCAGGAGAAACTGGAACAGACCTATCAGTCCCCTGCCGCACTACCTACAATTGAACAAAACCTTATCCCCGACAAAGATGATACCTTCGTCCAGTTTGGTAATTTCAAAGATATTCGTAAGATTATCAAATCCCACCTTTTCTATCCTGTGTTCATTACGGGACTTTCTGGTAACGGTAAGACGTTCTCTATTGAACAGGCCTGTGCCCAACTCGGACGTGAGTTGATCCGTGTCAATATCACGATTGAAACGGATGAAGATGATCTCATTGGTGGTTTCCGTCTCGTTGATGGGGCTACTGTATGGCACAATGGACCAGTTATTGAAGCCCTTGAACGAGGAGCTATCCTCCTCTTGGATGAGATCGACCTCGCATCGAACAAGATCCTCTGTCTTCAGTCTGTTCTAGAAGGTAAGGGTGTCTTTCTCAAGAAGACTGGTAAGTTCGTCAAACCTGCCGATGGTTTCAATGTGTTCGCTACAGCCAACACCAAGGGTAAAGGTTCTGACGATGGTCGGTTCATTGGAACCAACGTTTTGAACGAAGCATTCCTGGAACGTTTCCCTGTGACCTTCGAACAGGAATACCCTACTCCTCAGACTGAACAGAAGATTCTTTCTAAACTCTGTGATGATGAAAGTTTTGTTACCTATCTGGTTGACTGGGCTGATATCATTCGTAAGACCTTCTTTGATGGTGGTGTTGATGAAGTCATCTCTACCCGTCGTCTGGTTCACATTGTTCAAGCTTACAACATCTTTGGTAACAAGATGAAAGCAATCGATGTCTGTACTGCACGATTCGATGATGAGACTAAAATGTCCTTTATGGAGCTTTATGACAAGGTTGATGCCAACGTGAACATGAATTCTGTTGACGAAACCCCTGAACAATGATATAATTTGGGAAGGTAATTCTGCCTTCCCTTCATCATGACCTTTACTGTTAACATGGAAGATAAAATTGATTTGAATATTCCAGATTTTCAACCAAGCCATTTCTGGAAGTATGAAGAAGACCTGACACTGAATGAGATCCGTGACTACCTGTCTGGAACTTATCAGTCTCACTATACTTCTCAAGAATCCAAGACTCAAACTCTTGACCTGATTGAGTCTATTGGAGATGCAGAAGCATTCTGTCGTAGTAATGCTATCAAGTATCTCTCACGATTTGGTAAGAAGGATGGGAAGTCAAAACTTGACATCCTGAAAGCAATTCATTATTGTGTCCTTCTGTACCACTTCTCTGGTCTCCACAACAACAAAAGTGATTATCCTCAATGACAATGAAACTCTCTGACAAGACTGTTAATATCCTGAAGAACTTTTCTTCAATCAACCAATCCATCCTTTTTAAGGAGGGTAATAAACTTCGAACAATTTCTGTTATGAAGAATATTCTAGCAGAGGCTGAGATTGATGAGGATATTCCCAAGGATTTTGGTATCTACGATCTGAACCAATTCCTTAACGGTCTGAATCTTCACTCAAGTCCTGATCTGGACTTTGATAATGATGGTTATGTTGTGATCAAAGAAGGTCGTTCTCGTTCTAAGTATTTCTTTGCAGACCAGAACGTTATTGTGACACCTCCTGATAAAGAGATCAGTCTTCCTTCTGAGGATGTTACCTTTGATCTTGACACTCAACAGTTGGATAAACTTCTCAAGGCTGCTTCTGTTTATCAACTTCCTGACCTTTCTGTCGTTGGTGAGGCAGGTGTTGTGAAACTGGTGGTTCGTGACAAGAAAAATGATACCTCCAATGATTTTTCTATCATTGTTGGTGAGACCTCCTCTGAGTTTGTTTTCAACTTCAAAGTTGAGAATATTAAGATCATTCCTGGAACCTATGAGATCACCGTGTCTCAAAAACTCCTGGCCAAGTTCACTAACAAGAACTATGATCTGACTTATTACATTGCTCTTGAGCCTGATTCTACCTTTGGTGGTTGATGTGCAAAAGTGGGAATTGACCTATCGACTCCCCACTACGGGGAGTAAATATCACAAAATGATTGTGGAAGCAAATTATCAACATGATGCAAAAAAGATTGCACAGGCCCAAGTTCCTTCTGCTCAAATCTGTGGAGGGGCAAGGCGTATCAATTGATATTCCTATGAGGATTGTAGGTAGTATCTTAGTGATTACTGCCTACTTTGTTGTATTACATGTTAATGTATTGACAGGGGTTGTGATGAATGTAATCGCAGATACTCTTTCAATTCCTTATTTTATTAGAACCAAATCTTGGGATGTGGTTGTTATGTTGGGATTTCTTCTGGTAATTAGTTTTAGTAAATTATTGTCATGACAAATTGGAAAGAAAAGTATAACGAATTAACAGACTCAGAACTCAATAAGATAGCAATTCTTCGTGTGATGGAGTGTGCAAATGGTGTTATCCAACACTCATTCCGTGACAAGTCTCCTAATGCATTACCTATTGAGGAGACAAGAGCTACAATGAAGTTTAGTATGTCATGTATGAAGAACATGGCAATTCCTTTAAAAGAGGAAACTATTACCTTCAAACCTAAGACTCAAGAACTTCTTCGTCGTGCCCGTGAACTTTACATCAGTGGAGTTAAACAAGGTAATCAAGAAGACTTTGAAGAGTTTTTTGAAATCTCTAGAGTGTCTGCACAAGTATGTGGTATACAAAGAATTCTTGATGCTAAGAAGATTCTTGAAGAGAACGTTGACGTATTTCCCCCTGGTACACTAGACTGGGGTGTATCCTATCTCCTGCAATTTTTTACTGATGAATATCTTCGTGACTTCTTCGAGTCCAAAAAAATCAGCGATAGTTCTTCCTGACAAACATATTGTCAAGATGCCCTTAGAATGTTGTCAGATGTTATCTATCGTTGCATCTGACAAATGGGGTCATGGATATGGTGAACTGCATCGTATAAATGGTGAACCATACAAAACTGAAAAAGGTGCATTTCGAAATCACCCATGTACTAAGTGGACATCAGAGAGTATTCATAACTCTTACTGGTTGATCAAACATGGTCTTCATATGTGTCATGAATACTTCCTCAGGTATGAGAAGGTACATTCATGTTATAAGACTCTTGTAGAGGCACTATACCTGTTCCCAAAGGGTAATTTAGATAAGGTCACACCTTTTGTCTTTGCAGGACCTGATGAGTTCAAGTATGATAATGTAGATATCTACAGTAAGTACAAAATGTATATTTCATCCAAACCATGGGTGTCTGACAATTACCGACGTATTCCAGAACGTAAACCAGAATGGGTATGAATATTGAACCTCCCCCAGAGATACTTGAATTCTGTGACAAATTCACTTATGATGCCGAACGTGGAAGTTTAAGACATCTTGATTGTGTTTACATGAATATGGGTCTATATGGGAATGACCTTAAAAAACTTGAAGAAATGAGACAACGTATTTACCCTGTATTTGATTATGAACAACACTGACTTTCTCTGGTGTGAGAAGTACCGTCCACAAACTATTGATGAATGTATTCTCCCTGAGGCTACCAAGAAGACCTTCAAAGATTTCCTAGATAAAGGTGAGGTTCCTAATCTTCTTTTGTCTGGACCTCCTGGTGTGGGTAAGACCACCGTTGCAAAAGCACTATGCCACGAACTTGGAGTTGACTATTATGTCATTAACGGATCTGACGAAGGACGGTTTCTGGACACGGTACGGAACCAAGCAAAAAACTTTGCATCGACCGTCTCACTTTCTTCGACTGCTAAACACAAAGTCATCATCATTGATGAGGCTGACAACACAGGGAACGATGTACAACTCCTCTTACGGGCTAATATTGAGACGTTTTATAACAACTGTCGATTCATCTTCACCTGTAACTACAAAAACAAAATCATCGAACCCCTCCAATCTCGATGTGCCTGTATCGAGTTTGGAATTAAAGGAAAAGAAAAACAACAGATTGCAGCAGGATTCTTTAAACGTCTCCAAGAAATCTTGGATACAGAAGGTATTAAATATGATAACAAGGTCTTGGTAGAACTCATCAACAAACACTTCCCTGATTGGCGTCGTGTTTTGAATGAGTGTCAACGTTACTCTACTAGTGGTAGTATTGATTCTGCAATTCTTGCATCTTTCTCTGATGTCTCTGTAAATGATCTCATTAAATGTCTCAAAGAGAAGAACTTCTCAGAAGTCCGTAAGTGGGTTGTTTCTAATTTGGATAATGATCCTGGGGTTCTTTTCCGTCGTATTTACGATGCTCTTCTTGTATCCCTTGAAAACAATTCTATTCCTGCTGCTGTGCTTGTTATTGCTAAGTATCAGTACCAAGGTGCCTTCGTTGCAGACCAAGAGATCAACTTCCTCGCGGCGTTGACAGAAATCATGGTTGAATGCGAGTTCAAATGACAGAAGAACAACTAGAAAAAGAACGTTGTGTAGATGATGATTATACTGTCATCAGTCAGTTCTACACAGCAAAAAGACGTTATCCAACCATTCCTTTTTATCTTCAAGATGAGAATGGAGATACATATGAGTTTGGATGGCAACTAATTTACCAATATATTGAGAAGTTAAATGACTAACGTAAAACTGTTTCGTATCATCACAGGTGAAGAAGTAATCGCAGATCTTCTCTCTGAGGATGAATCAACTGTGACTGTTCAAAATGGTCTGGTAGTTCTTCCTTCAGGTCAGAATGTTGGATTTGCTCCTTGGGCAACTGTGATTGATAAAGACAACCCTGAGATTACTGTCAGTAAGACACACGTTGTCTACATTGCAGAACTTGATGAAGGTATCTGTAAGAAGTACAATGAAATCTACGGAAGTAAACTGGTAACACCAGATAAAAAGAAATTGATTCTCTAAATTATGGAACTAAAAGATTGGTTGAACTCACTCAACTTCACGAAGGAGAACCTGATTCAGGAAGACCCTTCGTTGATTAAGGATTATCCACCATACATTATCAATCGTTGTCTGTCTGGTCACATGGATTGTATTATGTTCGTCAATGAGATGAACAAGTATCACAACCTGGACAAAGATATGCAATATGAATTTTATCTAAATACTTTGAGAAAGAGGAAGAGATTCTCTCCTTGGCTCCGTAAAGATAAGATCTCAGATTTAGAGGTTGTGAAACGTTACTATGGTTATAGTAATGAGAAAGCTTCTCAGGCTTTGAAAATTTTATCCAATGAGCAACTTAATTTTATTAAACAACGACTTGATACTGGTGGAAAAAAATGACACAGACTGTTGAACCTCAGGTTAATTGGTCTAAAGAGCAGATGGTAGAGGTTAGGCTCAATGAACCTGATGACTTCCTGAAAGTTCGTGAGACCCTTACTCGTATTGGTGTAGCTTCTAGAAAAGAAAAGAAGTTGTATCAATCTTGTCATATCCTACATAAACAAGGTAAGTATTACATTGTTCACTTTAAGGAACTATTTGCCTTAGATGGAAAGTACGCTAACCTTACCATTAACGATGTTCAACGTAGGAATCGTATTACTCGTCTTCTTGTTGACTGGGGACTAATTGATGTGGTGACAGAGGAATCTATCCTTGATATTGCTCCACTCAATCAGATCAAAGTTCTTCCTTACAGGGATAAGAATGAGTGGACTCTGGAACAGAAGTACAACATTGGTAAGAAGAATAACAAAACTGAAAAATCCGAATAAATAATACTGAGTCTTTTGTGCAGACTCTACGAATGTCGGAAACCCCTATAAGGAAGTGTGGTTTACTACACTTCCTTTTTTCGTTTCATGGTATAAATAAGTGTGGATGCCTTCGGGGTCCACACAACACAGTCTCGCTTTAAAAGGAGAAGTCACATGACACTAGCAAAGTATAATGCTGCCAATTTGGATCAGCTAATGGATCGGATTGCAAAGAATTCGATTGGAATGGATGAATACTTCGACAGAGTTTTTAATACATCCGTACATAACTATCCACCTTATAATGTTATTCAGGTAAATAGTACTGAAACAAGACTAGAAATCGCACTAGCAGGATTTAAGAGGGAACAGGTTCATGCTTACACCGAGTATGGAAAACTTTTTATCAGGGGGGAAAAAGAAACATCTGATGAAGAGGGAACGTTTATCCACAAGGGATTGGCTCAA